CCTGAGCTTGCAGTGTCAAGAGCCGCCATGTCATCCATCATCGCATCAAGGCGCAAGTCGGCAGACGAGAGCCTCATCGCAGCATCCGCTCCCTTGAAAATTTCTTGGTTGAATTCCATCCTGTCTATTTCGTTAGACAGGCCAACAAAGGCTTTCATCTGCTTCACTAAGCCCATATAACCGAATGATGCCGTGTCCAGGCTGTAGCCCAGGTCAATCGCCGCCATCCCCTGTCGCCCAAGTGCCGCGTTGAACGCCTCTGCCCCCAGTAGGGCAGTTCCTGTTGCTAGGGTTAACCCTCCGAAGGCGAGAGCAGCTCCCCCCACGGCTGTGCCTATTGCCGCAAAAGTGATTCCAGCGGCAGGCCCGAATATTGCGAAGAATATAAATGCAGCAAACCCAGCGGTAACCGTAGCTGCAAGCAGGGCTAATGCGCTTGTCACGGCACCGATTACCAGTGCCGCCTGCCCATAATTCGCTATAAATCTTATAAGAGTACCATCTCCCGCAGAAAAGGAATTCACTACGTCCTTAACCCTATCGACAAGGTCATTCAATTTTGGCAGCAGAAGGTCACCAATGGCAATGGCAAGGCTTTCTACATTGCTTTTTAGTATCTTGAGTTTTCCGGTTGTCGTCTCGTGCTGGATATTCTGGAGGAAGGTTGTGATGTCGTCAAACTGAGCCTGTTTTGTCGCTACGGACAAGTCGATAAAGGCATCGGTGCCCTGCTTGACCAGTGCGGCCATACCTGGACCGGACCTCTCACCAAACACCTCCATAAGGTCCGCGACGTATTGGGTTGTCTTCCCAGTCTCCGCATACTTTTTCTTCATTTTCTCAAGAATCGCGATAACTCGAAGCATCCCAGATGCTTGACCCTTCTGCCTTTCCCTAAGCACTTCCGTTGTGAGTCCTAAGCGCCCCATCGCCTTGGCTGACTGCTTGGTGGGTTTCACGAGAGCAGAAAAGGCTCGCTTAAGAGAAGTGCCGGCGAGAGTGCCCTGTATGCCCACGTTGCCCAGGAGGCCGATGGATACAGCAACGTCCTTCAGGCTTACGTCTGCAGCGCTGGCGACCGCGCCCACGATTTTGAAAGCCTCACCAAGCTGAAGCACATTCACATTGGAATTGGTGAATACGCCAACAAGGATATTGTTCACGTCGGTCAACTGTTTACCAAGCTCTTGTGCGACCGCACCCTGGTCCACCATGCCAGCAGTGGTCCGTGTCAGCTCCGACCTCACATTGACCGCAGTAATGCCAAAGGTGGACATAATGTTTGTTAAAACATTGCCGCTTTCAGCCATTGTTATATTGGCCGCAGTGGCCAGCTTCGCGACCTCGCCAATGGTTGCAATCACTTCGGCAGCACTGAAACCGGCCATTGCCATAAATTCCATGGCCCCTGTGACTTGCTTGGCGGTATGGATGGTAATGTTCGCTGTCTTAATAGCCTCTTTGCGCATAGACTTAAATGCGCCTCCAAAGGCGAGCGAACTACCGGAAGCAACAGCAGCAGCCTTTGACATCCCAAGCTCAAAGTCTGCCGATATCTTAACGATGACGGAGGCTGTCGCCGCAAGGGCACCAAAGGCTGCCACGGCACCAATGGATATTTTCCTAAAAGACTCCGACAGGCCGGTCATGTTGGACCTAAGCGACCCCAGTCGCTTCTCTAGCGTTTTTGCGCTAGACGCCATCGACTTTGTTCCCTTGCTGAACTCCTTTGACGACTTCTTGGTTGCGGCTGAGGTTTTCTGAAGGCCAGCCACAAGCTTGGTAATCTTGTCAACAGCCTTAGTGAGGTCTGTTACGGCTTTTTGGACATCAGCGTTTAGCTTTACAGTTACTTCTCTTGCCACAGTCATAACTACTCACCTTCCCCGAAACCGCTAAAGTCAACCTCTTCATCATATTGTATCGCCTCTGGCTCCCGCATACCAAGGATTACGAACGGGTCGGCGTCACTGCCAGCACTTCTGACCTCTGCATCCTCCACTCTACGTCGCATCATAGCCTTAAAGTCTCCGATGGACCCCGGTGACATTGATACGCGTTGGTTCTCATAGTCTGAAGCAACACCCTTCTCTTTAGGGAGAAGGTCTTTTGGTTTAATGCTCTTCTTGGACCAGCAATTCATGATATTGGCACAAGCCCAAGCAAGCATCTCCATCTGCCGCTTTTGCTGTGCCTGGTGACCCTTAAACATAAGACTAAGCTCGCGCAAGGTAACACCCGTTCCTATATCGTCCGGCATACCCCAGAATTGCTCCGGGGTCATGCCTATTTCGACAGCAGAGCCTAAGAGCTTGTAGAAGTCGAAGCGCTCTTGCTTGCCTTTTTCGGCGGGACGAAAGGGTCTGGTTCTTTTTCTTCACCGTCTTCCTCATCGTCATCGTCATCGTCATCCTGTGAACCAGGAATACCCAATGCGACTGCCTCCATTACCGTTGACATTAACTCGCCAAGGTCTTCACACTCATCAATCCAACGACCAACCTTGGCCAGCGTAAGCCGCGCTTCTTTGCCTTTTTTACCGGCATACTCATGCGCAACGCCCACTAGAATCGCCTCACGAAGAGTGCGAATGCCGAGTTGAGACTCTGAAAGGATATTCGTAATCGAAGACCCAAGTCTTTCTTCCAGCATCGCAATTTCATGAGTACGGAAACGAAGGGTATGCGTCCGTCCGCCCATGCGCACTTCAACCATACCCCTCGTTTTGTTTTTTAAACCTACAACACTTCCCATCGTTTCCTCCTGTTAGAAGCCCCCCTTTGGGGCTGTTTGTTTAATGTGCATATTACGCAGTAAGCGTAACAATGTTTGTACCGCTTAAGCGAAGTGTTACATCGAATGTAGTCACATCGTCAAGCGGGCTCCCTGGAGAGAAGCTCGTCGAAAACGCCTTGCCGTAAAAAGCATTTGCGCCAACTGTTCCCTGCGGCGATGGTGTGCCGCGAAGGGCCACGGATATATTCGACGGATCTGCATCCATAACAAACGCTTCGCCGTCAGGAACATACCAGAAATGGAACAAAAAGCTGTTCAAAGCACAAACCAAGACACCCATCGATTCATCATCTTCTTCATTGTATCGAAATGATACGTCCAATGTTTCATCGTGAAAGTTTGGTATGTATGTCCTAGCTGTACCATGTGTTGGGCTGGCTCCACTGGTGTTATGCACCGTTGTTTCCAGCTCATCGACGTTACCGTTCATGGTAGCGTCAACAAGCGCCCCCGTGGCCGTACCGGGGTTTGCGGTAAGGCCATCGTTCTCAAGCTGGTCTAGCGCAAATGGCTCCGTGTCATTTGTTGCGCTCCCGGACAAGGAAGTGACCGGAAAGCCACCCTCACACGCGACCCACAATTCTCCTAAGCGTCCTGCTATTGCTGACATTTTTTCCTCCTACAATGTGTCAAGTAATGTTCCGCTGAGTCTCAGCGTCACGTCAAAAGTTCCAACGTCATCCAGCGGACTTCCCGGAGAAAAGCTCGTCGAAAACGCCTGGCCACGAAACTGGTTTGCGCCAGTGGTTGCAAGCGCATATGCCTCACCGTCAGGGCGATACCAAAAGTTAAAAAGCCAACTGTTCATTGCGCACAACAAAATGGCCATGGATACACGATCATCTTCGTTATACCGAAAAGTTACATCCTGGGTTTCATCGTGAAAGTTGGGGATATAGGTTCTGGCTGTGCCATGCGTGGGAGAAGCTCCGCTAGTATTGTGAACAGTGGTCTCCAATTCGTCTACATTACCATTCATGGTTGAATCGACCAGCGCGCCCGTTGCGTACCCTTCCGCCGGGATAATCGCTAACGGAAAAGACGTAACGCTCCCCGTTGGCGGAACATACGCGGTAGGGGCTACTTCAATATCCACATTAAACTCCGCCCAAAATTCTCCAAGTCTACCTGCTATTGCTGCCATTTTTTACTCCTGTTGGGGGAAATATCCCCTGTGTTACTAAGGACAAATCCCCCCAGAGGGTCCACAAAAAGGGTGGCAACCGTTAGGTCACAGCAATCACAAGGGGGGGAATGACTGCCCGCAAATGCGCACCCCATAAAAAGTTTATTGTCCTTCATGTTACCTCCACGGTTTTTGCGCCAAGGTTTGTCAATGTTGACTCCCAAAGCTGATAGGTAATGCCACCCACTGTGGCCGTAGAGGTCATAGAAAACGTACTTGCATCGCCCACTATATTGAACGCAACTGCCCCTTCTGTAGAGAAATCGACAGGGAATGCGTAATACATGGATTCGCCAACGCCGGACGTTAAAGTCATCGTCCTGTATCTAAATGGAGCGTATTCGTTGGTAGCAAGAGCCTCGATAAAGGCTGTACCCGTACTGGCTGCCGGACCAACGCCAAAGTAGACAGGATATTCCTGAAGGCCGTAGGTCAAGTCAACACTGACAACCCAGTTATGGTGACCGTCCTCGTCCATACCGAGATACATGGGTGTGCCCGTGACAAGCTTTGAGTCGATATACCCGTCAGGTGTTCTTCGGTCCAGCAGGTTCAAAACAGCATTCGCTAAAATCTGAGCGCCGGGGAAATCAAAAGGGTTCGACCTTATGTGGATCTCAACCGTAGGGTAAACAATCTGCTTGCGATATTTACCGCCAACCATGAACGTAACAGGATTAAATCCACCACTCTGGAGACAAAATGTAGCCTGGTGCGGAATGCCAGGGCCTTCGCTTGGATTCGTATACGGTCTAACGGGACCGGCAAACAAGTTTGCCCCAGTTGAGAATTGAGGCAGCGCCGAGCTAATATGGTTAACCATGTCTATATCTGGCTGGATAAACATTATTTGCCACCCTTAACCATTCTGTAAGACCTGGACGGCTTATTCTTGGCAGCATCGCCAGAATAATTTCT